GTCCGCATGCCATAGAGCATGCACACCTTAGGACAAAAAAGTAACCCGCTAATGAGAGTCGTGCCTCATATAGCGGGTTACTTATGACAATAAAAAAGCCGGCTTTAAAGCCGGCTTTTGTTTATTTATTAAAAAATAATTGTCTCTCTAATTCTCTATAGCGTTTATCAGAATGCCATGTCTCATCTGTCTCAGGTGTATATACACCTTCCTTAGTCTGAACTGGCTGACCCGCTTTCAGATGGAGCGTAGATGGCTGAAAGATGTTTAGCGTCTCGCTTTTCGGTGATGAGTTCTGACTGCAAGAAGTCAGCCCTATCAGTAGAGTCGCTGTCACCATTAGCACGTAGCTTTTCAATTTCATTGATCAGGTCTTTCTGTTTACGTTTAGAACTCTCTAATAGATCTGTATAGAAGCTCTTATTCTTTAACTTAAAGTATAAGTTAAGAGTTTCTAAAAGGGTCTTTAAAAGAGCTAGCATGAATTACTCGGCTTTCTCTGCAGGCTTGTCTTTAGCGCGAAGTACGTTAAGTGCGAGGAACTCAATTGCAGAGTAAACCTTTGACCACTTAGAGTCAGCTTCTGGAGTAGGAGTAACGGCTGTGAATGCGGATGCAGCTGAAATTGCAGCAGCAACCCATACCCACCAATCTTGGCCCTCAAGTAGGGATAGTATAATATCTGTCATAACAATAATATTTATGCCAGCTGTAGTTGAAATCAAGAACTAACTTGATAAATATATGTATGTCAGAACTTAAGACATTGACCAGAGAAATACAGAATATAGTTGGAGTAACTCCAGATGGTATTTACGGACCTAATACAGCTAAAGCAATTCTACGAAAGCTAAAAAATAATCAGGAGGATGCACCAGCGAAGCCGGATGCCAGCTTTCAAGAAGTTTTTAAAGCGACTCCAAACATTTCTTACTCAACTATCGAACCCGAAGGTGTAATCTTACACCACTCGTATGGTTCTTATAAGGGTGGTGTATCCTGGATCCTTAATGATGCTTCTAATGTATCCTATCACGTACTAATTGATACTGATGGTTCTCGTACAGTCTTTGCTAAAGATACTCAAAGAGCATGGCATGCTGGAAAATCTTCCTTCAATGGTCGTACTGGCTGTAATAGCTTTATGCTTGGTTTAGCCTTCTCTGGTGACACTGCATCTCGTGAACTTACAAAAGCTGAGATTGATAGTGCAGTAGAGTATTTATTGCCACGATTCGAACGTTGGGGCTGGCCTAAAGACTTATCTACTATTACAACCCACAAAGATGTTTCTCCTGGAAGAAAAGTAGATGTTGATTCTCGAGCAGAAAAGTCTATAATAGATGCATTAAGATCGGCTTTAGATGCTTAAATACAATAACACCTATTAATATATCAACCAACAAAAATATGATTAAAAAAGAAACAGAAAATAAAGTACGTGTATGCTGTGGCCGTAAAGGTTGCCCAACTGTAGAGAAGCTTGAAGATGGTCGCTTTGAAGTGACTGATGACGATGGTAACAAAATCATTGTTAAGCAAGAAGAACTATCGTTAATGGGTGATGCGGTTAATACAATTAATGAAGACCGTCAACTCCTTAACGGCTAATGAATAGATTAGATCACCTCCTCGTTCTAACACTAGCTACATATGGATTATGCTATATCCTTATGTATGGCTCTTTGCTCAATAGACCTCGCAACTTCCTTATGAGAAGACTTGGTTGGTTTAGAAAGTTAATCACTTGCCCTCTATGTACTGGCTTCTGGTGTGGTTTAGCTTTCTCACCCTTTCACCTAACACCACTACAGACAACTAAGACTGACTGGTGGGGACCACTTACAATGGTATTTCCGTTTGCTTGTTATAGTGCTATTATGTGCTATTTATTTCATCTCGTTACAGAGATATTATTAGCAAAAGCATATCCATCTATTAATGCTGCAAGATACCCTCAGGAAGAAGAAGGTATTGATAGTACAGACTATATTATTTAGAATCCTCAATAAACTTTTTTAAAGTTGCAAGCTGAAGTAGTGCGAATTGCTGATCGTGCTCTTCAGCTTCTTTTTGCATCTCTTCAATCTTATTGATGATTGGATCTTCTTTAGGTGCTTCTTCATCAGAAACCGGTGCACCACCGCTAGTAGCTTCACCTTCACGGTATGAGTTAGGAAGTCCACCAGGCATGCCCTGCATAGCACCCTTCCTGAAACCAGGACCATTATCATCGAGACCTGTTTGACCACTTACTTTCTTAACAAAGTAGTTCTCATAAATGAGTCCAAGCTCATTAAAAGATTCCTCAAATCTATTATCCATACTATTATTTAATTGACTTTGCTAGTTTAGCTACTATAATAAGGTATGGAAAAGCGTAAGGTAGACTACGAGACTATAGATTTTTTAAGCCGTGCATTAGCATTTAGATTTAAACTTAATGGGAGAACCTTTACTCATGTGATTGGAGTGTCTAGAGGAGGTCTTCTACCTGCTGAGATCATTAGCTATGTACTAGGTACTAAGTTTCTTGCGTATGGTGCTAGCTCCTATAATGATAAGGAACAGAAGGAAGGGTTAGATGTAACACAATCCATTGACTTTGAGACATTACCAGAAGATTCACGCCTACTAATTGTAGATGATAAGTGTGATACAGGTAAGACGATCGAGCATATGAAAAAGGTTATTGGTAATAAGTTCCCTTATGTTCGCTATGCTACTATCTTTGCTGAGAAGAGAGCGCTTAAGAAGGTAGATCACTACGGAGTTATACTAGAAGACCACACTTGGGTTGATTTTCCTTGGGAGTAGATTAAATTATAGTGATGAGTTCTCGTAAGATAGCATGTAAAGTCTCTGGAAAGAGCTATACATTTAGTAAAGACTACTTCGAAAAGAAGGTAGCTGAGTATGGTGATGAGGATTCTCTAAGGAACTACTTCATTACTCGTAAAGTAAAGACATATCTTAATAAGGGATACTCTATTAATGACATAAGGAACATAATGTCTATTGATGATGAGAGTTCCTTAGCTGGTTCGGATAGTGAAGAAGTCCGTGCGATGATCGAGTTCCATGCAGTAAGGAACAAAGGTAAGAATAAGCGTGTATCCAATATGAACTTTGCTACACTTAAGTCTGATCCTGACGTGGCTGCCTTCATAAATACTATCACTAAGTATGAAAAGTAATACAATTAACACTATTAAAAATAGATTGGGTCTCTCTGAGACAGGTACGTTCGTAACATTAAGTGTTAATTCTATTCTTTCTTAAGATAGTCTGACAGTTATTAATCTAGCTAAAGTAGAACTCGTCAGATGTCTATCTTCGAAGAACAACTCTCTCGCAAGCCAAACCTTTATCCCTGGACCGAACAGTTCATTGAGTCTATGCATAATGGATTCTGGACTGATAAGGAATTCTCATTCCAATCAGATGTCCAACAATATAAGACTGAGCTTACTGAACAAGAGCAAGAAATTATTGCTCGTACACTCTCCGCTATCGGTCAGATAGAAGTAGCAGTTAAGACTTTCTGGGCTAAGCTCGGAGAGAATCTTCCACACCCTGCTCTTCAAGATCTTGGCTATGTAATGGCCAATACAGAAGTGATTCATAATAATGCTTATGAGCGTCTCCTTTCTGTACTTGACATGGAAGATATTTTTGAAGAGAACCTTAAGCTCGACTTCATTAAGGGTCGTGTTAAGTATCTCCGTAAATATACTCATAAGTTTCATTCTGATTCTAAGAAGCAGTATTTGTATGCATTGACTCTCTTTACATTGTTTGTTGAGAATGTATCACTCTTCTCACAATTCTATATCATTAACCACTTTGCTCGCTTCAAGAATGTTCTTAAGGATACTGACCAACAGGTTAAGTATACTCGTAACGAAGAGAACATTCACGCTCTCGTTGGTATGAGGATCATTAACACCATTCGTGAAGAGCATCCAGATCTGTTTGATGTTGAGCTTGAGGAGCGTATTGCACATGAAGCTGTATGCGCTTATAAAGCTGAAGCACAGATTGTAGATTGGATGCTTAATGGTATCGATGAACCGTCTCTTAATCCAGCCATATTGAAAGAGTTCATTAAGAATCGTATTAATGAATCACTCGAACAAATTGGATTTGATACTGTATTTGATATTGATAACAGCTTAATAGAGCCTACAATGTGGTTCGAGGAAGAGCTTCTCGGTAACAATATGACAGACTTCTTCCACTCACGTCCTGTTGAGTACTCAAAGAAGAGCCAGTCCTTCGACGAAGACGATTTATTTTAAAATATTATGAGTGACATTTATTGGTTAAACAAAGATTCAAGACAATTCCTACAGCGCGGTTATCTTCTAGAAGGAGAGACTGCTGAGGGACGTATCTTAGATATAGCGAAGAAGGCAGAAGAGTATCTTAAGTTAGATGGCTTTGCAACAAAGTTTGTAGAGTATATGCATAAGGGCTTCTACTCTCTCTCCTCTCCTATCTGGTCTAACTTCGGAAGGTATAGAGGCCTTCCTATCTCTTGCTTTGGTTCTTATATTCCAGACGATATGGAGAAGATCCTTACAAAGGTATCTGAGGTTGGTACAATGTCTAAGGTAGGTGGAGGTACATCAGCCTACTTCGGAGATGTTCGTCATCGTGGAGCTCCTATCTCTACAGGAGGAGCTTCTACTGGAGTTCATTCTTGCTTAACTGTATTTGACTCTCTTACTAACTACGTCTCTCAGAGTAATGTTCGTAGAGGTTCTTTTGCTGCTTACCTTCCAATTGATCATCCAGATATTGAAGAGTTTCTTCGCATTAGAGGTGAAGGTGATCCTATTCAAGATCTTTCTATTGGTGTTACTGTAAGTGATGAGTTTATGGAAGCAGTACTAGCAGGTGATAAGAAGAAGCGTGCTATCTGGGGTAAGGTTATCAAGAAGCGTTATGAGTCTGGATATCCTTATATCTTCTTCTCTGATACTGCTAATAAGAATGCTCCTCAAGTCTATAAGGATAAGAAAAAGCGTATTAATGCCTCTAACCTCTGTACAGAGATCTTTCTCTCTACAGATGATGATGAGTCTTTTGTTTGTGACCTTTCCTCTCTTAACCTCGCTAAGTGGGACGAGATTGTTCAAACAGATGCAATTGAGACTTTAACTTTCTTCCTTGATGCTGTTATGTCAGAGTTCATTGAGAAGACAGAAGGAGTTAAGCATATGGAAGCTCCTCTTAAGTTTGCAAAGGAGCAGAGAGCATTAGGGATTGGTGTATTAGGTTGGCACTCTTACCTTCAGCAGAAGATGATTAGCTTTGAATCACTACAAGCTAAGATGGAGAACTCCTCTATATGGAAAGTAATTCAAGAACGCACTATTAAAGCATCTCAGGAGATGGCTAAGCTATATGGTGAGCCAGCACTTATGGAAGGTTATGGTTTACGTAACTCTACTCTATGTGCTATTGCTCCTACTACATCTTCTAGCTTTATCTTAGGTCAAGTGAGTCCATCTATTGAACCTCTTAACAGTAACTACTTTGTTAAGGATCTTGCTAAGGGTAAGTTCACATATAAGAATCCAGAACTTGAGAAGCTTCTTATTGATAAAGGTCGTAATGATGTTGATACATGGAAGTCTATACTCATTAAAGGAGGTAGCGTACAACACCTTAGCTTCATGACTGAGGGTGAGAAAGAAGTATTTAAGACATTTGGTGAGATATCTCAGAAAGAGATTCTAATCCAAGCCTCTCAACGTCAAAAGTATATCGATCAAGGACAATCAATTAATATGATGATTCCACCAAAGACCCCACCTAAAGAGGTTAATGAGCTTCTTATCTTTGCATGGGAGAATGGAATAAAGTCATTATACTATCAACGAAGTGCAAATCCTGCACAAGAGCTAGCTAGATCTATTCTAACTTGTTCGTCTTGTGAAGGTTAGGTGATCAAACCACTCAGCATAAAGATTCTTTTTTCTCCTGGATCCGAGAAGTTATAATATAAATATTATATGTGAAGGGACTGAAAAAACATTGCAACGCTATTATAGCAGGCGTATGTGTTGGTGCCTACTACGTAAACGAGCATATAGTTAACTTACTTTATATAACAAAAGAAGTTCTTTTTATTCCTGTTGTTAAATTTTTACTAGAACAGCTTTGGAATCGTTTTACTAAAAGGGAGAAACAAGAGGAGATTGTTCTTACACCAGAGAAGCGTAAGAGAGTTAAAGATGATGCAATAACAGCTAATGATCAGCTTCAAAAGCAAACTGATATACAGGGACGTATTGAAAGATTGCTTGGTGAGATTGATGGAGCTGATCGTGTAATTATACATAAGTTTCATAATGGTGGTAAGTTCTATGGAGGTAAGAGTACTCAAAAAATGGCTTTAGTGTATCAAGCATCAAGGTACAAGTACTATAAGATTGATAACGAACTTAACGGTGGTGAATTTAATTTAGAGAAAACAGGAAGTATATTGAAGAAGGTAGTTGATAAAAGGTATCTCCATCTTACAATGAAAGAAGATAAGAAGCAGTATGAATTTACACCATACTTTCAGTTACTGGAAGAAGATGGTGTAGAGGCAAATCACTTACGTATATTACGTTCCGGAAGGGACACATATCGTAATATTGGTTTGCTATCAATACATTTTATCAAGCGTAAGAAGAGATCAATCAATCAAAAGGAAATAATGTTAATCGACAAAGCAGTTAGAGACATACAATTACTATTGGTAGATGACCTTAAAGGATACCCTCATAACAATATTATATGAACTGGAAATATAGAAACTCGGAAGAGGAAGAAGTAGGCGAAGCAGATGTTTCGGGAGCGTTGGCAGCATTGTTGGCAGCACCAGCACCACAAATGTCTTATGGTGGTGGTGGTAACACAATTCGTGTCGTAGAGAATACCGTATACTTTTACGGTGATGTGACTGAGAGTAATGCTCTTGATCTTAACTCAACACTACATGCGGTAGATAAGAAGCTAGCGGTATCGGGACAGTTCCTCGATGTTAAGCCGGTCATTAAGCTTCACATCAACTCATATGGTGGTTCACTATTTGCTGGACTTGCTACGGTTGATACCATTCGCGGTCTTAATGCTGAAGTACATTCAATTATTGACGGTGCGGCTGCTTCAGCTGCTACTATCATTTCTTGCTCTTGTTCTAAGCGTTCAATCGGTAAGTACTCTAAGATGCTTATTCACCAACTCTCATCAGGCATGT